CTCAAGATACCGAGCAGGGTGGCCCGTCGAACGAATGCTCCAGCAGCCATTGCGTGGCGTGTGCTCGACTTGACGAGGGCTACGACCTGCCGCCGATCGAGGTTCGGTACCACGAGGTGCCGAGCAATTACGCGACTGCCGGCGCCGAGAAGAACGGCCAAGGCCTGCTGATCCCGAATGTCGCCATGGGCCTGTCGGCGGCCGCCGGCGAGAAGCGCGACAGCATGGCTGCGCGCGTGGCGAAGGTGGCTGATATCATCGCGGCGGATCCCGCTGACCATTTCCTCGTGTGGCACGACCTGGAGGACGAGCGCCACGCCATCCAGGCGGCGATCCCGGCCGCCGTAAGCGTGTGGGGCACGCAGCAGATCGACGAGCGCGAGCAGCGCATCGCCGACTTCAGCGACGGCAAGGTGCAGATCCTGTCCACCAAGCCCATCATTGCCGGCAGCGGCTGCAATTTCCAGCAGCACTGCCACCGTGAGATTTTCGCGGGGATCGGCTTCAAGTTCAACGACTTCATCCAGGCCATTCACCGCGTACAGCGCTTCCAGCAGGCACACCCGGTCATCATCGACATCGTGCACACCGAGGTCGAGCGCAAGGTGCTGGCCGACCTGCAGACGAAGTGGCGGCAGCACGAAGAAATGCAGGCGAAGATGGGCGAGATCATCCGCACCTACGGCCTCGACCAGCTCTCGATGCAGGACTCGCTCGCGCGTACCATCGGCGTGCAGCGCCAGGTGGTCGCCGGCGACCGCTTCGAGGTGGCGCATAACGACTGCGTGCTGGAAGCGCTCGAGCAGCCCGACAACTCGGTGGGTCTGGTGCTGACCTCGATCCCCTTCGGGAATCAGTACGAATACAGCCCGAGCTATAACGACTTCGGCCATACGCAAGACAATGATCAGTTCTGGCGCCAGATGGATTTCCTCACGCCGCAGCTGTTGCGCATCCTGCAGCCGGGCCGCATGTACGCCTGCCACGTGAAAGACCGAATCCTGTTCGGCAACGTGACCGGCGCCGGCGTGCCCACCGTGAGCCCGTTCCACGCCGAAGCGATCTTCCACGCTACCAAGCATGGCTTCGACTACATGGGCATGATCACGGTCGTCACCGACGTGGTGCGCGAGAACAACCAGACCTACCGCTTGGGCTATTCCGAGGTATGCAAGGACGGCAGCAAGATGGGCGTGGGTATGCCGGAATATGTCCTGCTGTTCCACAAGCCGCAGACCGACCGCGCGCGCGGCTACGCGGACGTGCCGGTGACGAAGATGAAGCCGATGTGCCTGGACGAGCAGGGCGCCACCGTGCCATTCGACCGCAAGCTGCCACCAGTGCCCGGTACCGGCTACAGCGTCGCGCGCTGGCAGGTTGACGCGCACGCATTCTGGCGATCGAGCGGCGACCGGCTGCTCAGCGCCCATGAGCTGGCCAGCTTCGGCCCTGGCAAGCTGGCCAAGGTCTTCACCGAGATGTCGCTGGACAACGTCTACAACTACGAATACCACGTGGCCGTGGGCGAGGCCATGCTGGCGAACAAGACGCTGCCGGCCACGTTCATGAGCCTGGCGCCGGGTAGCGCCGATCCGACTGTCTGGCACGACATCGTGCGCATGCGCACTTTGAACGGTGAACAGTCCGCGCGCGCAGTCGAAAAGCACGTCTGCCCGTTCCAGATCGATATCGTCGATCGCATCATCAATCGCTACACCAACCCTGGCGAGTTGGTCTATGACCCGTTCTGCGGCCTGGGTACGGTGCCGGTACGGGCGATCAAGCTGGGGCGCCTGGGCGGCGGCTCCGAGCTCAACGGCGGCTACTTCACCGACCAGGTGCATTACCTGCGCGCGATGGAGAAGCAGATCAGCGTACCCACGCTGTTCGATATGGAAGCCATGGACGGGGAGAATGGATTATGACGCGCCGTCGAGCATTGACCGATGACCAGGTACGCGCGATCCGCGAAGCCCATAAGCCGGGCGTGCGCGGCGGTGGGTACGAATCGCTGGCGCGCCAGTTCGGCTTGGCCGTGTCCACCGTGCGCGATGCGCTGACGGGCCGCACGCGGTATGTCGCGGGGGTACGCAATGCGTGAATACGGCAAGGTGTACACCGCATTCTGGACCAGCGAAGACGTGACGGCGATGACGGAGGACGAGCGCACTCTCGCGCTCTATCTCTTGACGTGTCCGCACGGGAACATGGTGGGCTGCTTCCGGCTACCTGAGGCATACGCTTCCGATGACCTTAAATGGAGCGCGGAAAGGGTATCGAAAGGGTTTAGTGGACTTGTCTCGAAGGGTTATATCTACCGTTGCGAGAGGTCAAATTGGGTGGTCATCCTGCGCTACTTGAAGTGGAACCAGTTCGAAAACCCGAATGTTGGCAAAGCGGCAGGGAAATTGTTCGACTCCCTGTCGGCTCCATCCATGGCGAAAGCGGCTCTGGCTGCGGCTTTGCGCGAATTCTCGCCTGTTTTTCCGGTCGCGATTTTGGATAAATTTGAGGCGGAAAACGAACCCTTTCGAAACCCTTCGGTACTGAGCCCCGAAACAGGAACAGGAACAGGAGCAGGAACAGGAGAAGGAAACAACACGTCGGCGAAAAGCGCCGCCGTGGCGCCGAGCTCCACCGTCGAGGATGACGACGAGGGCAAAGAGCGCCGGAAGCAACGCCGCAGCACTGCAGAGGACGAGACGTGCGCGCGCTGGCTCTACGGCCGCATCCTGGCTGGTAGCCCTGGCCACAAGCAGCCGAACTTCGATGCCTGGGCCGATGAGGTGCGCTTGATGCGTGAGCGAGACGGCCGCACTCATCGCGAGATCTGCGAGCTGTTCGGCTGGACCCAGGACGACGGCTTCTGGCACGCGAACATCCTGTCGCCGGGCAAGCTGCGCGAGAAGTGGGATCAGCTCTCGATCAAGCGCCGGGGGAGCGCGCCGCTGGCAGCGGCCACTCAGCAACTGGGCAAGGCCGGCCAGGCTACAGCACGTGCAGTCGAAGAACTTTTGAGGGAGCAGGGCCATGATTGAAAACGAAAAAAAGCGGTTCTTCACGACTTTGATCGGCGTGGCCGACTACTACGGCAAAGAGCTCTCCAAGGGCGTGCTGGTCGTGTACTGGGAAGGCCTCCGCGAGTACGACCTGGAGGCAGTTGAGAAGGCGTTGTGGGCGCACGCGAAGAATCCTGACACTGGGCAGTGGATGCCGAAGGTCGCGGACGTGGCGAAAATGCTCGAAGGGCGCACGTCCGACCAGGCGGCGGTGGCCTGGTCGAAGGTTGACCGCGCGGTGCGGCAGGTCGGCTCGTACGCTGACGTCGTGTTCGATGATGCGCTGATCCACCGCGTACTGCACGACATGGGTGGCTGGCTGCAAATCGTGAGCAAGTCGGAGGCGGATTGGCCGTTCATCGCCAAGGAGTTCGAAAATCGGTACCGGGGCTACCGGATGCGCGGTGAGACGCCGCCGTATCCGCCAGTGCTGATCGGCATGGCCAACGCGCAGAACGGAAAGCAGGGCTACGCGCTACAGGCGCCGGTGCTGGTGGGTGACCAGGCCGCCGCACAGCGTGTGCTGGCGGGCGGCAACGATGCGCCACTGCTCACGATGCAGCGCGCGGCCGTGCCGATGCTGGGAGCCGGCTGATGGGCGCGCGCCAGACGTTCCTCGCGAACCCTCTCGACCTCCTGGCCGCCAAGCAGGTGGTCGGCCAGGAGGACGCCGACGCCACCGCGCTGGTCGTGCTGATCGCGCTCGACGCGGCAAAGCGCGGCCTGGCGCCGGCGTCGCTGGCCAACACGCTCACAGAGCACCTGCTGACCAGTGCCGCCGTCTGGTCGCAGCAGGGTAACCGCCGACTGTACGACAAGGCGGTGCTGGCCTGGGCAGCGCTGCTGAAGGCCTGCGCGCGGCCGACAGCGCTGCTCGACCTGACCACCGGCGAGTATGCAGCGATTCGGCTGGCGATCGCGAACTACGTCCGGGCGCTGCCGAAACTGGAAGTCGGCGTGCTGGCTGTGGCGCACGACAAGGCGCTGCGCCAGTTGCGAGATTGAAACTGCAGCCTTCAGGAAAGGCTTGCTAGGATTTTGCAACAAAGTGGTCGTTGGTGCATTGCATTCGGGTTTTCCGTGTGTTAACTTCCTCGCGTCAACCGGGGAGAGTGCCACATGGGTTTTGCCGATCAGTTCGTATGGGGTCTGAATGCCGCGACGTTGCAGGACGACGCGCAGCACCACGCGGCCGAACCGCTGGCCGCTGCGGCGCTGGCCGACCTGACCGGCGCCGGCTTCGGCGCGCTGCTGACCCGCGTGAAATACGCCGACGGCTCGATCAGCAAGACCTTCGAGTCCGGCACGAAGAACCTGGCGCAGCTGCTGCGCATCTGGACCAACCGCGTCACCGAGAAGGGGCGGGAGCGCAGGTGGGTGAAGGAGGGCACTGAGTGGGACGTCTGCGCCGCCATGACCCTCTACCACCGCGTTGCCGAGCGCTCGCTGGCCTACTGGCTCGATGGAAAATGCGACGCTTGCCATGGCACCGGCACCACCCACCGCATGATCTGCCAGCCGTGCAAAGGCAGCGGCCGAGGCGAGATCGGTGGCGGAGGTTTCGAACGCGAAAAGGCGCTCGACATGGTTAGCGAGCTGGAAGGCCTTCTCCAAGCACACAATGCCCGTTCAGCCGCCTTGCTCAGATAGTTCGACCGGTTGTGGGAAAAAGTCGGCCAATTCCGGCCTGATGATATTCCCCAGACAGGCGCGAGTTAATTCGGTGAAAGAGATGTCTCGGTTTTCAAATTCGCGCGCCGACACCACCAGGTAAGCTTCAACTTTTTCATTGCGCCGATCCAATACGGCAGCAATTAGAAAATCATAACCGGTAGCGAGTCGCTTATTGATTCGCCACCGGTGGTAACCCCACTTATTGTCCAGGGCGCAGCGCACCACGCGAATCGATGCGGTGACCGCGTCGTTTATTCGAAGAGTGTGCGGCATGTTGGTTGCTTGCCAGGTGCCGCCTGCCGCAATAATGGCACCTTTCACACTGTCGAGGAACTCGGCCTTTATCGAGAGCGTGCGGCTGCGAGTAACGATGGCCTCGGCATTGAATGGCCCTGGAATCCCTGCCAGTTCATACGCGGCGTATATGGACCCGAAGCGACGGCAGAAGAGCTGGCACGCAGGTCCGTCTGGATCTCGGTCAATCAAGGCGCTGGTTACCCCTCCGTGGGCTTTGTAAATTCGCTGCAAGGTCAGGATGAGCTCCTCGGTGGTGTATCGATAATTTCGATCACTCCGCTCTGTGCGTGCGGCATGGAAGAGCTGCGAAGGCACAATTGGCGGGAAGGCTGCATCGCAGCGGACCCACAACGCCGGGGGATTCCTGACGGCGGTCTTTCGCAGCTTGTAGGATCCCTTGTTGAATATAAGGTTGCCGATGTATTTCTCGTTGCGGATCATTCCTCGGATGAGTGCGCCTGTCCACGGCCTGCCAGATTCTGAAGCGACGTTCTGCTCGTTGAGCACGATGGCGATACGTCGATCTCCAACTTTGTCTACGGCGTACCAGTGGAATATTAGATTAACAACCTCGATTTCGTGCTTGGGGCCAGGCACCAGGACGACGCGGTGCGTCTGAACCGCCTTCCATTCGCCTTTTTCCATTATGCGAATGAAATCGCCATTCGAGTCGAGTAGCGCTCGACGCAGGCCGTATCCAGCCATGCCACCCAGTTTGTATCCCATCTTGATGATGCGGCACTGGGCAAGGAATACTTTGGAAGACAGCTCGCGGCTGTAATCCGCCGCTGCTATTCGCTTCATCGCTTTGATGATCGAGGTATAGGGCGAATCATCATTCTGGAAGGCCTCGGTGCAGTAGGTGACCTGCACTCCATTCAGCCGGCAGATGTACTCGTAATGGGCGCTCTCATCGACGTCTTGGAAGCGGCCCCAGCGGCTGACGTCGTACACGAGGATGCAGGTGAAATCGTCTTTCGTCTGCACGTCTGCAAGCAGCTGTTGCAGGCCGGGTCGCCCCCGCATGGTGAGCCCGCTTTTGCCCGCGTCTTCATAAACCGCTACGATCGTTATCTGCTGCTCCGCTGCATACTCCTGGATGCGCTGCATCTGGTTTGCCGTGGAGTAGGTCTGCCTCTCCGTTGACATTCGCACATAGGCCGCGGCTCGACGAAACGGCAGTGGAGGCAAGTTGTCCAGTAAGCCGCTCATCATTTTTCTCCAGTGGGATTATGGGGTAGCAGCAACAGGATAACTCTTTCAGCGGACGTGTCAGGAATCTCAGTGCAAGCTCGATTGGCACATCGTTGTCCGAAAGTAGCGCGGCGCTAAATTGCACGCCATGACTGAGTGCCAAGCTTCGGGCGGCGCAGCAGAGGATTATGGGATTTTTCATACGCCAAGGATAGCGAATTGAGAATGGTGTAATCTTGCGACAGATCAAATTGCGGAATCTGCCCAAACGCTATTGCGGGCTATTAAACTTTTATGTTAACGTTTGGGTACACACTCCACGCACTCGTAATGATCGCTTTAGCGGCACCGATAGCAGGGATTCGCGAGTAGACCAGCCGATGTGGCTTCGCTCGCGTATATGGTCCGCTCACCGCGCAGATAGCACGGGAGCACACTCTAAGCCACCCATTGCGGTGGCTTTTTCACGTCGAAGCCCTCCCAAAATAGTTCCCATTGTGATAATATTATTTTTGCAAAACAACTATTTCGGAAGTTTCATGTTCAAAAAAATTTGCAGCGGTGCTGCGGTGGCGGTCGCGCTTCTCTGTAACCCTGTCCAAGCGGCGGACTTCAAGTTCACCTTTAGCGCCGTGTTTATGTTCGACGAAGATAATCCTCCGCCGAAATATCGCGTGCATGGTTCGCTGATATTTTCAGCGGATAAGCTCGGTGATATCTGGGATTCGTTAAGAGATGTCGAGGTGTTTATCAACGATCGCCCACTCGATATTGGTGCGGTCACTCTTTCCTTGAGTGGGACGCGGGACCACCCGTATATGGATGTCGGAAGTGCTAGAGGGCCTGGACTTGAATCGTTCGGACTTTCGACCACGCCCAGCGGCTACGTGATGGCGGTTGGAGTAAATGTGCCTTCAATACAGTTGTCTGACGGGTCGACTATGGCCGTAGGCAATGTGACCCCACTTGTGGAAGTGTCACCTGTGCCGGAGCCAAGCAGCCTCGCCATGATGCTCGGTGGTCTTTGCGCCGTAGGCGCCATGGCACGCCGGCGCCGCAAGCTGTAGATTGCGGCGGTTACCGCCGCGAACCGAGACAAGCCCGCCGAGTTGCGGGCTTTTTTATTCCCGCGTCCGGAAAGCGAGGCGGCCATGCCCGATACCACCCGTCCGCCGAAGGAACTCGTTCGCGAGTACTTCGAGCGTCGCACGCACGCGCCACTGGATCCGCCGCCAACGCCGGAAGAGATCCGGCGCCTGCTGGGCTGGCATATGCTGCCTCCCGCGCGCCGGCCGGACCGCGACGAACGAGATTGATTCGCCGCAGTTTGCTCGAGTTAGCCCGGCTTGCTGGCGTCCTCAATCGCCTTCGCGATGCCTGCCATGAGCTTGGAATCATATGAGTAAGGATTGTGCTGAGAGCGTCCCCGCAGGATTGCTACCACTTCCCTTTGTCTTTCCTGATATTGGTCGCTGGACGCGTATGCAGTCTGAAAGAACTCAAGTGTGTCCAAGGCTTCGTGAATCGTCTGAATAGCTGTTTTTGTCATTCTTTTCTTCCAAAAGGAAAACATGAATATCATCACCCCAGTTGCACTGGTAAAGGGCGACTCGCAGGAGTATCAGGCAAACGGGAAGATCCTACGGGTCTTCGATACCAATGGCTCGGGTGAGCTTCTGCCTGTTCAACACAGGCAGCAGTCGGATGATAGCAAGTTTACATTGCAACATATGCCATTCGGCAAGATTTATGCCGAAGTAGCTCGCTAAATAAATTAGCCCTGAGTCTCCCGTTGGACCTTCGCCGCCGGCCGCATCACTGCGCTGGCGGCCTTTTTTATTCGAGGTAGTCGCGCTTATGTCTCTGCTCGCCATCATGCTGACGCTCTGCAGCGTCGACCGCCCTACACCGGTTCCAACCGCGCCGCGCATGGAATCCGTGCGGAATACCTGGCCGTATAAATAGTACACGGCGCGTACCTGCCATCGCACTCCAGCGGCAGGGCTTGCAAAAGCGGGTGCAGATCGCCGACGAAACATGGCCAGGTGGGTCCGGCCGCCGGGTACAGAACATCGCGCCCTGCGGCCCCAGCCTGGAGCGGGCGGCGACAAAGTCAGTAATGTGCGATGCTGAGCTAAGCACCTTTCCGACTTCTGGTATAGGCCACCTCAGCAATCGTCAGCCTCAGACCAGGATCTCGTATGAACAAGCATCAGCACCACACCAACAACGACGTGCTGGGCGCGCCGAAGGGCTGGGATCAGGCGCAGTTGCCATGCAGTGCGCTGCCCATCACCCGCACCGAGTGCGAAGGCATCCCCGCCGTGGTGAGCTACTGGAAGCCGTCCGAGAACGAGCTGGCCATCCTGACTGGAGGCGGCTCGATCGCCCTGTGGGTGATCGGCTCGACCATGCCGCCGGTGATGCTAGCTGTGGATGCTCAATAAGGTAGGGAACAGAAACAGAGGTAGCCATGGGGCGCAAATCATCCCTGACAGAAAAGCAGTGGTCGGAGATCGAGCGACGCCTCCTCGCAGGGGAGAAGGGCAGAGCCCTCGCCCGCGAATTCGATATCTCCGAAGCCGCCATACGCAAACGCTGTGGTGCGCAGACGAAGCAGGTAAAAGATGTTGCAAATCAATTGGTTGCAGCAGAGACAGCCTTCCGCGCACTTCCGATTAGTGCGCAAATTCAGGCGCGCACCTTAGCCGACGAGCTCAAGGAAATCTCGATGCACCTGGCCGGCGCCGCGCGGTATGGCGCTGCCACCGCGCACCGGTTGTCGGGCATTGCCCACGCTAAGGTCAACGAGATCGACGACGCCAAGCCGATGGACGATGAAAGCCGCGTTGCGCTGAGCGACATCGGCGCGCTCACACGTTTGGCCAATGGCGCCGCCGAGATCGGGCTGGACCTGATCAAGGCCACCAAGGACATCAAGCCCGAAGACGACAAGCCGACACCGGTGCAGATCGTGATCGGCGTTAAGGACGCCGCGCGGCATGACGACACCAGCACTCGAACTGAACATTCCGCAGGCGAACTTCCTTAACCTGCCTCACAAGTACAAGGCCTACATTGCAGGCTTCGGCTCGGGCAAGACGTTCGTCGGCTGCGTGGGCATCTGCATGCATTTCTGGCAGTGGCCGGGCATCAGCCAGGGCTATTTCGCACCGACCTATCCGCAGATTCGCGACATCTTCTATCCTACGATGGAGGAGGTGGCCTATGCGATGGGCCTGAAGATCAAGGTCAAGCAGGGCGACCACGAGGTCGAGGTGTACGAGGGCCGGCTGTATCGCGGCACGGTCATTTGCCGTTCGATGGAGAAGCCTGAGACCATCGTGGGCTTCAAGATCGGCCACGCGCTGATCGACGAGCTCGACGTGATGCCGATGAAGAAGGCCGAGACGGCCTGGCGCAAGATCATCGCGCGGATGCGCTACAACGTGCCGGGCCTGTTGAACGGCATCGACGTGACGACCACGCCGGAGGGCTTCAAGTTCGTCTACGCGCAGTTCGTGAAGGCCGTACGCGACAAGCCCGAGCTGGCGGCACTGTACGGCCTGATCCAGGCCAGCACGTTCGACAACGAGCTCAACCTGCCAGCCGACTACATTCCATCGCTGCTGGCCAGCTACCCGCCGGCGCTGATCGACGCGTACCTGCGCGGCAAGTTCACCAACCTGACCAGCGGCTCGGTCTACCCTGACTTCGACCGCATCAAGAACCGCAGCACGGCGATCATCCTGCCGGGCGAGCCACTGCAGGTGGGCCTCGACTTCAACGTGCAGAACATGACCGCCTGCATCAACGTGGTCCGCGAGGGCCTGCCGTTGACGCTGGCCGAGCGCGTGAAGGTGCGCGACACGCCGGCCATGGCCAGGATCCTGAAAGAGGACTTCGCGAATAAAGGCCACCAGGTCAAGATTTACCCGGATGCTTCGGGCCAGAACACCAGCAGCAAGAACGCCAGCGAGTCGGATCTCTCGATCCTGCGCGCAGCCGGCTTCCAGCTGGAGGTGAACCACACCAACCCGGCAGTGAAGGACCGGGTCAACGCCTACAACGCGATGATCCTGAACGCCGCCGGCGAGCGCCAGTGGAAGATCAACACCGACCTGTGCCCGACCACCACCGAGGCGCTCGAGCAGCAGGTGTGGGGCGCCGACGGCCAGCCTGACAAGAAGTCCGGCCACGACCACCCAAACGACGCCAACGGCTACTTCATCGTGAAGCGGTACCCAATCGTGAAGCGCGAGACCACCGTGTCGCCGCTGCGCGTGTAACAGCAAGGATTCCCATGACCCACCCAGTACGCAATCGCTCACCCGAGGCCGACGCGCTGAACGAGCATTGCGCCCTGATCGACGCGCTGCTGGGCGGCACCAAGGCCATGCGGCTTGCGGTCGAATACATGCCGCGCTGGCCGGCGGAAGATAAAGAATCGTACGAGACGCGCCTGAAGGTGGCAACGCTGTTTCCAGCCTACCAGCGCACGATCGAGGTGCTGGGCGCCAAGCCGTTCAGCAAGCCGGTCACGCTGGGCAAGGATGTGCCGAAGAAGTTGCATCCGTGGCTGGAGGATGTCGACCGCCAAGGCCGCAACCTGCATGCCTTCCTCGCTGAGGTCGGCCAGGAAGCGCTGGGCTACGGATTCTCGGGCATCCTGGTGGACTACCCACCGACCCAAGACAAGGACGGCAAGGCGCTGTACGTGACCAAGGCCGCCGAGGATGCTGCCGGTGTCCGTCCGTATTTCGTGCAGATTCATCCGAAGAACATTTTGGGTTGGCTTACCGATAAGGATGGGCTCAAGCAGCTGCGACTGCTGGAAACCGCAACCGAAGAAGACGGCGATTTCGCCACGAAAGAGGTGGAGCAGGTCCGGGTGCTCACGCGCGGGGCATGGGCCACCTGGCGAAAAGTCGAGGGCGGCAACAAGCAAGACGACTGGGCACCGCACGACAGCGGAGTGACCACCATCAAGGGCATCCCGTTCGTTCCGGTCTACGGCAACCGCTTGGGCTTCATGCGCGCCCGGCCGGCGCTGCTCGAGCTGGCCTACGCCAATGTCGAGCACTGGCAGAGCAAGAGCGACCAGCAGAATATCCTGCACGTCGCCCGCGTGCCGATCCTGTTCGGCAAGGGGCTTGAATCAACCGACACCATTGCGGTTGGCGCCGGCTCCATGATCAAGACGGACCGCCCCGACGCTGACCTCAAGTATGTGGAGCATAGCGGTGCCGCCATCGAGGCGGGGCGGCTGTCAATCCTTGACCTCGAGGACCGCATGCGCCAGGCTGGCGCCGAGCTGCTCGTTATCAAGCCCGGCAACGTCACCGAAACCCAAACGCTGGCCGACAACGAGCAGGGCGCCTGCGCGCTGCAGAAGGTCGCTGAGAACATCGAGGACTCGGGCGACCAGGCGCTGCAGTTCATGGCTGAATGGGTGGGCGAGCAGCAGGGCGGCCACATCACCGTGTTCAAGGACTTCGGCGCTGCCACCCTGGCCGAGGCCAGCGCGGAGCTGCTGCTGAAGTACTGCCAAGCGGGGTATCTCTCCCGTGAAAGTCTTTTCGGCGAATTCCAGCGTCGCGGGATCATCAAGCCAGACAGTACGTGGGAGGATGAACTCGGTCGATTGGAGGGCGAGGGCCCGGCGCTCGGCAACATGCCAGATCCCGACGCGCCGCCGGTGCCGAAACCAAAGCCGAAAGCTGACCCCGAGGCACCATGATCGATCCGCTGCTCGACCACACAGTCCGCCACCAAGTGAACATGACCCAGTACGGCAACTACGTGCTGGCGAAGATGATCCGGATCCTGAACCTGTCCGATGCCGACCTGATCGGCGCCCTGAATGCGGCGCTGGAGGATATGGACGCGGACTCGTTCAAGGTCCAGCGCCTGGACAAACTGCTGGCCAGCGTGCGCGAGGTGAACGCCCAAGCCTATGCCGCGCTTTACGGCGGCATGCAGGAAGAGCTCCAGGCGTACGTTGAGTACGAGGGGCAATTTCAGTACGACCTTTATCGCCACGTCGTGCCAGCCACGTCCAGCATCGCCAGCGTGGTACCTGAGCAGGTCTACGCGGCAGCCATGGCGCAGCCAATGCAGGGTAGGCTGCTGAAAGAGTGGGCTTCGAACCTCTCCGCCGGCCGCCTCCAGCGCGTCAAGGATACGATCGCCGTGGGCTACACCCAGGGCAAGACTACAGGCGACATCGTGCGCGAGATTCGCGGCACGAAGGCACTGAACTACGCAGACGGCCTGCTGGACACCAGCCGCCGCGAGGTTGACGCGGTGGTGCGCACGGCCCTGAGCCACACCGCCCAGATCACGCGCACGCGGTTCGTTGACGAAAACGACGACATCCTGGGCGACGAGATGTGGGTGAGCACGCTGGACGGTCGTACCAGTCCAGAGTGCCGCGCCCGCGACCATCTGCTGTACACGAAGGTCGATCACAAGCCAGTGGGACACAACATCCCCTGGCGCGCCGGTCCGGGCCGCATCCACTGGTGCTGCCGCTCGTCGTCGATCGCGCTGCTCAAGGGCCAGAAGACGCTGTACGGTTCGCGCTCGGCTGCCGGCGGGCCGGTCGACGCGAACTTGACCTATGCGGACTGGTTCAAGCGGCAGAGCACCGAGGTGCAGGACCAGGTCATCGGCCCGGCGCGCGGCGACCTGTACCGTGCCGGCAAGTTCGACGTGAAGGACTTTACAAACGACCGTGGCCGCATGGCCTCACTCAAGGAACTACGCGCGCGCGACGCTGCCGCGTTCAAGCAGCCGCCCGGTGAATTTACCGTCTACGATTCGACCTGGCCGCGCACACTGCCCGACACATCCACGCCGGCGCGCCAGCAGGCTGTGACCATCGAAGAAAGGATCCGGCACGACAAGCTGGAGACGGGAGCCTTCGTCGCGGCTGATGGCAGAGTGCTGGTGCAGCGCCAAGGCCTGCCGGATAAGGTAACGTTCAGGGGAGCGGAGTTGCAAGGCGTCGAAGGCGCGGTATTCACGCACAATCACCCAGGCGGCACGTCATTCTCGCTGGCCGACGTGGCAAACTCCGCCGACCTCAATCTTGCGGAGTTGCGCGCTGTAACGCCGTTGCAGCGCTTCAGTGTGATGCCCGGCAAACAATGGCCAGGCGTTGGCGAGATCCGAAAGGCTTATAATGCTGAGTTGGAGCACGCTAAGCTGGACGTGCACAATCGTGTCACTGGCGGCGAGTTGCAAGCAAAGTTCAAAGCCGCCGAAACCGCTCACGTTCTGTGGGAGCGAGTGGCGAAGCAGCTCGGTATGCGGTACACCAGGGAGAATTCGTAGATGGAACTGCAAAAATGGCCGGAAAAGCACATTGACGACGTGATCGTCGAGCGCAAGGGGTATTCTGTTTGGTGCGCCCGCGCCGACGTGCGGCCAGACGATGAAATTTGCTTCTACGATGGCGATCTGAGCGACGTGCTCGAGCCTAACGATCCTCGCGTGGCCGACTGATGCTGCACCTCGTTCCCGATGCTCCCCCGCCGGACAAGCCGAAGACGCGCACCTCGCGCGCCAGCAAGCCGGCTGACATGCTGCAGTGCCCGCGCTGCCAGGGCCGGGAGTTCATTGAAACGATCATTGGTGCCATGCTCCAGGCGCGCAAGCTCAAGGGCGGCACCCGGCAGATCATCTGCGTGGGCTGCTTGCTCAAAGGTGAACGCGTGGCCGTCGCATAGCTCGACAGCAAACCATACCAACCCGCTCCGGCGGGTTTTTTTACGCCCCAAGATTTACCAAGCCGCCCTCGAGGCGGTTTTTTTATGCCGTAAGCGGACGCGACGCGGTGCACGGCCGGAAGGCCATCGATAGGGCGGATGCCCGGAAAGCTCTCAAAATGAAACTGAAACTCGACGCAAATGGCAACGTGGTCCTGCAAGACGGCAAGCCGGTGTATGTGCTGGACGACGGCCGCGAGGTCGCCCACGATGCAGCCGCAACTGTAGCAAAGATTTCCAGTCTGAACGGCGAGGCGATGAGTCACCGTCAAGCAAAAGAAGCGGCTGAGGCCGCGCTGAAGCCATTTAAGGATGCGGGCATCACCGACGCTGCCGCCGCCGCCGAGGCGCTGCAGACCGTGGCGAACATCAAAACGGGCGACCTGACGACTGCTGCCAAGGTGCAGGAGATCAAAGACGCTGCTACCCGCTCGGCAAACGAAGCCGTTGCCGCTGCCACCCGTGCCGCCGAGGAAAAGCAGCGGGAACTGACCGAGCAGAACAACAAGCTGACGCAAGACTTGAACAACCACATCGTCGGCGGCAGCTTCACCGGCTCGAAATTCATCGCAGAGAAGCTGGCCATCCCTGCCGACATCGCGCAGAAGGTCTTCGGTGACCGCTTCAAAGTAGAAAGCGGCAAGCTGGTTCCGCTGGACTCCAACGGCAATCCGATTTTCTCCGCCTCCAATCACGGCAATCACGCCGACTTCGATGAAGCCATCCAAGTTATGGTCAACAGCTATGCCAACAAGGACATGATCCTCAAAGGCTCTGGCGCCTCAGGCGGCGGTGCTGCTGGCGGCGGAGGTGGCAGCGCCGGTGCGAAGTCCATCACCCGTGCCCAGTTCGACGCCATGGACGGCGCCGCCCGTGCCGCAGCCATGAAGGGTGGCGCCACGATCAGCGAGTAATTTCCCCAAAACCGTACCACCAAAGGCTCGTTTTTCGCGGGCCTTTTTTGTATCCGCAATACCGCAACACTTTGCCGGCGCCTGGATGGGCAAGTCGGTGCTTTGGGCTGGATGGCCTGTTTGCTGTGAACCCTCCCAAAACACCTACCGAAAGGCAATTCCATGAAGATGATTCTCTTCGTCGTGGCGGCTCTCGTCGCCCTGACCCTGGCCCCTGTGGCAAAACTGTTCGCTGAAGTGACTGGCGTCGGCGGCCCGGCCGCGCAGAAGATCGAGCTGTATGGCAAGGCATTCGCCGAGATCGCGCGCGCACATCTGCAAAACCACATGTCGGCCTCCGGCATGCAACTGGGCATCCTGACCCTGAATGGCCTGATTCCTACCATCTACGAAGCGATGGATACTGTGTCCCGCGAGCTGGTCGGCTTCATCCCAGCCGTCTCCCGCGATTCGAGTGCTGAGCGGGCGGCAGTGGGGCAGGTAGTAATGTCGCCAGTAGTAGGCGCAATGCCAGCCGAGGATCTGGTCGCCGCAGCTTACGCCGACATGGCGCCAAGCCGCTCGATCGGCAACGTCCAGATGACGATTCAAAAAGCTCGCTCGGTGCCGTTTGGCATCACTGGCGAAGAAACGAAGGGCCTGCAAAGCGCCGGCACGCTGGGCACGATCAACCGTGACAGCATCGTCCAGGCGTTCCGCACCCTGACCAACGAAGTTGAAACCGATCTGGCCGCGCTGCACATCTACGCATCGCGCGCCTACGGCACCGCCAACTTGACCCCGTTCGGCACTGCTGCCGATCTGAGCGACTTCGCGCAAGCCCGCAAGATCCTCGATGACAACGGCGCGCCGCAGTCGGATCTGCACATGGTGCTGGGCTCGTCGGCGGTCGCCAACATTCGCGGCAAACAATCAGGCCTCTTCAAGGTGAATGAAGCTGGCAGTGATGACCTGCTGCGCCGTGGGGCGCTGGGCCAGGTCGAAGGCTTCGACCTGCACAATTCCGGCCAGGTCAAGAAAGCCGTACCCGCTGGCACCGCGACCTCCGCGACCACCAACAACGCTGGCTATCCAGTCGGCGCCACGGTCATCACCATCGCGTCGGCCGGTACCGGCAACGTGATCGCGGGCGACATTCTGGGCGTAGCTGGCGATACGGAAAAATACGTCATCGTCAGCGGTGACGCCGACGTCTCCAACGGCGGCACGATCACCATCGCCGAGCCAGGTCTGCAAAAGGCCATTCCAGCCGCAGCAACCGCGCTGACGTTGATTGCCGCGACCACCCGCAACATGTTCTTCCACCGCTCGGCAATCCAGCTGGCCGCCCGTGCACCAGCTATGCCTGAAGGTGGCGACTCGGCGGATGATGTGGTGCTGATCACCGATCCGTACTCGGGCATCACCTACGAGTTCTGCCTGTATCGCGGCAAGCGCTCGGTCCGCTGGGAAGTCAACTTGGCCTGGGGCGTGAAAGCCATCGCGCCACGTCACATCGGTCTTCTGATCGGCGGCTAAACCCCAAACACCACCCGGCGGCCAGTACGGCGCCGGGCAACCTGCGAGAATGCAATGCCAACCATCAAAGTCAAACCCACCCATCCGGCAACCCAGGGCGCTTTCGTCGTCATCGACAAGGCCGATTTCAAACCCGACGTGCACGAGCTGTACGACGACGGCACCGACCAGGGCATGGGCGTAACCGAGCGCGCGCCCACCGTGGCCGAGCTGCAAGCCGCTCACGAACGCCTGCTGGTGCGCGAACGCGAAATGGACGCCGAGCGCGACCGTCTGGCCGACCAAGCCCGCGCCAACGAAGCCGAAGCCCAGCGCCTGGCTGAGGAGCGTGTCGCTGCCGACAAGGCCGCAGCGGACAAGGTTGCCGCCGACAAGGCCGCCGCAAAAGCAGCTGAAAAGGCCGTATCGGAATCCGCGAAAAAATAACGCGCCATCACCACCGCCACCAGCCCGCCGCGCGCGGGCCTTTCTAATTTCGCCACTGAGATAGCCAATGTCCAATACCACCACGATCAAAGTAGGCGAGTCCGCCAAGACCATCTTGCTTCCCGAGGGGAAAGCGCTGGTTCTGACTGGCGCGCCAGGCACCTCCGGCGTGGCCTACCTGCTGGATCAGGCGCTCGGTGGCACCAATTCGCTGCGGTCTTGGACCCTCGGCGAGGGCGCACTGGCCGCCATCGGCCCATACGAAAACACCCAGAAGATTCACCTGACCTGTTCGGCCGGATCAATTGCCGCCACCGTCAAGGAGGCGGTGCTGACGATTTCTAGCACCCCAACGCCAACGCCTACGCCGACCCCGACGCCTTCCCCGACTGTACCGGGCCAGCCAGCTAAGCCTGTGCTGACGGCCATGGCCGGCGCGGTGAGTTTGGCGTGGACTCCTGGCGCCGCCGGCAGCACCGCCACCACCGGCAATGCCTGGACCGACATCAATGGCAATGTGACGCAGCTGACGACGAATCCGCAGGTAATCAGCGGCCTGCCAGCGGGCACGCCATACACCGGTACCGTCACCACGCGCAACGCGCAGGGCGCTGGACCGGCGTCGGTGCAGGCTGACGCGGTAATACCGACCGCTCAACCTTTCCCCACCACCATGCGGTCGCTGTATGACGCAGTTTGGGGATCGTCAGCATTCGCTACGCAGGTGGGAATGCAGGACGCGGCACGGGAAAGCATCCTATTCCGCAACGAAACCACTATGGTTGCTCAATTCATCATGAGTGGACTAGCAAACAATAACTACAGCCAGCCGGCTGGCACGTGGGTGGATATCCCTGCGATGACCCAGGTGCTGGTTACTGACCCTGGCAAGCCGTACATTCGCGGCAAGGCATTTGCAATCACGAGCATCACCAGCGACGGCACAACGGCCACGGTCACTACCGCGGCTGCGCACGGGCGATCCACCGGCGATAGCTTGCGTATTCAGGATGCGACGCCGGCCGGATACAACGGCTCGTTCCCGAACATTACCGTCACCGGCGCGAACACGTTCACGTATCCGCTTGCGGGCGCACTGGCCAATACCACCGTTCCCGGCACGTGGGCCGGCCGCCCGCTGTCCGGTTTCACCGTCCAAACTAAGGCGACCAAATAATGACCATCACCAATCAGGCGTTGACGCCACTCGACCAGCCGCGCTACACGTTGTCGAATCCTGTTTTGGCCGCCGTTCCTGCGATCATCCCGCAGATGATTAGCCGTTCGGGAAATCTGGCGTATGGCCGGCGTGCCAGCGATAACGCGCTGTGCTTCTCGCTGGACGAGACCGCGACGTGGACGCTCCTCAACAACA